GTTAAACTCAAAACCTTTGAAATCATCTGAGAAAAATTATTAGTACCATTTTTAAACGTGTCGTGACGTTGTTTGATAGCTTCTTGCTCCTTGTTATATCTGTTGAAAAAGTCTGTGGCTTTCTGTTGTTCTTGAGTAACCCCGGGTCTCAACTTGATCTCCTCATAGTATTTACTCTTTAAATCTTCCATGTAGCCTCTGGCTTTTGCAACTTCTTCTTTTAATGCGAGTTTCTTTTTACGGATGTCTCGCTCTTCATCCATATCTTCATCCCAAGCAAATTTATCATCCATCAGAAAATTAATTTCTTCAGCATCTAAATGTGGTTTAGTATGAACATAATATTCTTTTAACATTGTTTCATCATTTACGTTAGAATAATCTGCATTTAACCTAACATAATCAACTAATGTTCCACCTGTTTCCTTCATAAACTCAACCAGTTTTTCTACATTTTCTGGTAATTCTAATTCAGGATTTTGTTTAATTTCTTCTTTAATATTTTCTGCTACAGCAGGTTCAAGTTCTTTTTTCTCTTCACCTATATTGATTTCCTCTAATGGAGGTTTTTCTTCTTCCTTAGGTTTGATTACTTCTTTTATCTCTTCTTTTTCTTTACCTTCTGTGGTAACTGTTTCTTTGGAGTTTCCTTCTCCCATCTCTTTGCCATCGCTGGGAAGTTCGCGTACATCCACTTTCGTTGTGCTTGGCTCTTGAACGGCATCGTCTTCTTTTTTAGTTAAATCTAATTTTACTGGTTCCTTTTTAGTTGTTAATTTTTTAGGTCTACCAGGTTTTTTCTTCATTTTAAATTCACCTTCTTGCGGTACTGTTTCTTTTGTTGACATAATATAATATAATAGTTAATAATTTTATACTGGAGCAAATTGATCTAATCCAATTCCGCCAGTTGTGTCATTTTCATTTGATTGAAAGTTTATAGGTAATAAATCATTTTGTCTTTGATTTATTAGTTCACTTTGTTGAGTTGCTTGTATTTTCGTTCTTTCATCTTTACGATCTTCAATATCTTTCTCTTTAGTAGACATTTGTTTAAGATCCATAGTTTTTAATTGTTGATCATAACCAAATTGTTGAGCCATGAGTTCTTTTTTAATTTGACCTTCCACTTGTAGTTGTTGAATACGCATTTGAGATTTACCTTGTTCCATTTGAAGTTCAGTATCGGCTATCGCTTGTTGTTTTTGTACTTCATACATAGCTGCTTTTTCAGCTGTTTGTTGATTAGCTTGAGCTTGAGCTTGTATATTCATTTGCTTCAATTGCTCATCTTTGATCTGTTTTTGTTTTCTTCTTTTCTTCAAAAACTCATTAGCTAGTTTGAGATTGTTTATGTTCCTAATGTCTATAGCATCTTCTAAATCTATTGATTGAGTTTGTAGAGCAATTTGGATATTTTGTTCTAGTTGAGCTTTTTCTTCATCGTCAGGTTCTAGTTCTATAAATATACCAAAGTCATGTAGATTAGCATCTCTTATCTCGTCTAATGTAGCAACATTAAACGTAGATACACTGTTTTGTAAAGCCATCCTTGTAAGTGGGAACATTAATGCATCACTAGATCTTAATGCTATATTCTCACAAGTTTTTAAAGTTAAATATAAACTAGCTTGTAGAATATGTCTAGTAGCAGTGTTTGAATTAGCAGCAGCTAATTTTTGTAAACCTACTAAAGCATTTTTATCTGGAGTACTTGCGTCTCTAGCTTCATTAAGTCCGGTTACATCCCTTATCATCTGTAAGTAATATTGATAAGTGGATATTAATGCTTGTATTTTTTGACCACCGCTAGATGATCTAAGTTCTTGAATTGGTACTTTACCATGATTCATTTCTCCATCTTGAGTGAGAGATCTACCAACAACCGAACCAGTTTGGAAGTACATATTTAAAGCTTCAGCAGGATTATAGTTTGTACCATTACCTAAATCTACTTCNGCTAATCCATCCATGTCTAAGTAAACACCATCANGTACCATCCTAGANATAACTTGTTNCATTTTTAAAGAAGTTAACTGGATCATATCAGCAAACCCCATTGTTCTACTTACAATAGATTCTATTCTTCCACGGTACATTCTAGGAGCACAAATGTTATAACTCATGTTTACTTTAACAGTGTCTCCATAAGGTTTTGTCATGTTTTCTGCCAACTTCCACTCTAACATGTTTTCAAATCCTAATACTTTAGCTCCTGAGTATAGTACTTCAATAGCTCTAAAAGCTTTTTTGAAATTCTCATTTTCAGGTGGATTAAAAGTATCTGTTTTCTCTAAAGCTTTTTCTAATCCTGAAGATGTTTCTTTGATTTTCCATACTTGATTAGCGTATGACTTCCACTCAAAGAACAACACTTGAATAGTTTGATCATTTGTTCTTCCATTCCAAGATCTAGCAAATGTTCTATTACCTTGATACTGCTGTATTTTCTTTAACTCGTCTGCAGTAAGATTAGGGAATTGTTTCTTGATTTCAACTAAACTTAGATTTTTTATTTCACCTACGTAATATATATCTTCAAAATTAGGATCTTCTGTGTACGAGTAAACTAATCTTGCAGGATCTACGTAATCTACCACAATACCTTCTGACTTGTTGAAACTAGTTTTTACTGCTGATATACCTAATACAGTTAAATCATAGTTTAATCTTTTCCTAATAAGGTGGTATTTGTTTTTATCTAATACTTGATTTATCAATTCCTCTTCAGCAATCTCTATAGAAGCTTTATAATTCAATTGCATATGAGTTGGAAGTTCATCTAAAGTAGCAGGACTGTTTTCATCTTTTTTGCTTTGAGATAAATCAATTCCAAACTGTTCTTTAACTTGTTCGTCAAACTGTCGTAGTTGAATATCTTCAATTATATTCTGAGCATACTTAGTTCTTTTTTGTACTGACTCAGGATCTTGAGCCATGGTTTTAACTTCATAACTACGTTGTGACATTCCATTAACAACTATATCTACAAACTTAGCTAACACGGGAACTGGTTTCCAGTCAAGGTTTAAATAAGACAAATCACCATTTATAGAAAGCTCATCTTTGTATTTTTGTACAGATTGTTCTCCTCTAGCGTATAACCGTAAGTTGTGGAAGTTGTTGTAAGTAGAATCAAACCTATACCCACCATTCATTTGATTACTAAACCATTCACCTTCGATAGCTCGAGCCACTTTTAATCCATATTCCCAAGTTTGTTTTTCTGCATCAGGTACCACCTGATCTGGAAACGAACTATTATTACTTGTATAAATCTGCATTTATTTTATTATTTTTGAGGTTAATCCTTTGTTGTCATACTTCTTAAAATCTAATCTCATCTTTTGATTAATTCTATTTTGAACAGGTCTATATTTATTTTTATTGCAAGCCATAATTGCTAAACCAGAACTAATAGAGGCATCGTGTTTAGTTCTTTTGTTTATATCAAATTTAGTCCAATCTTCTAATGTTCTTTGGAAATACATGTTTCCATAACCAGTTTCTAATGCACCTACATAGTTTTCAATATAAGATTCTATTGCAGCAGCATGTGCTTGTTTAATATCTTCACTTGAATTAGGTATNCCACCAATTTCTCTNTCTGTAACNGATANNTTNTTATANACTCTATCTGGTCTATTCATNCTAAAACCTCTATATCCTCTNCNNTTTAAGTAATANAAAAGTCTTGGTTTATTATTTTCTGCAAGTATAGGCATTCCATANAAATGCAAAGCCATTAGTACATCTTCAAAAAATATTTCAGCCATGGGCGGTCTATCAATATATTCTAAAAAGAATTTATTAGGCGGAGCATCTTCCATACTGTATTTAGTTAAACCATGAAGAGATCCATTAGATCCTCTACCGTCAACAGTGCCTGATATGTCGTAACTATCACAACCAAAAGCACCAACGTGCTCGTTACCAGGATACTTCACTCCATTTTTTATTATCACTTGGTTTTGAAGACTTTTAGGTGGAACCCATGTAATAAAAAACCTACCATTTAAACTTGGTACAAATATCACTCTCGTATCTTGTACTCCATTCTCCCATTGGAAGTTGCCTTGGGTAACATTAGCTTTATTATTTAGTTCTTCGTTATAGTCAACTTGTTCGTATATCTTAACTAAGTTATATAAGCTTTGTTTAGTCTCATCTCTAAATGCATGTTTTTCTGTTCTTGGGAATTGTCTGTAGTATTCATTTAAAGCATCTTGATCTTGTTTTAATCCTTCAACTTCATTCTCCCAGTGTTCAACAACACCAATATCTATATAATTCCCATCTATACCTAGAACTGGTTTGTTAGGTGTATCAAATACTGGATAACCATATCTATCTATAAATCCTTCGTAATTCCATTCCATTGGGATATACAATGAATATAACCCTTCTTTAGTTTGACCATTTTTATTCCTATTGAAACAGT